AATCAGCGAAGATGCATCCGTGCGTGGTAGAATCGGGAATATGCGAGGCTACGGCATTCAAATGACTTTTACGCCAACTCAAGGGCGTCCATTGCTCAGGATGGCAAAAATCAATGCCATGTCGTCGTTTAACTCATTAACGCAAGCATCCTAATGGCTATCTTAATTAAGGGAACAGATTTTACTGACGGAGATCAGGTTACCGCGCTCAAGTTGGACGCGCTTGTTGACTCGGCCACGTTTGCTTCTGGAGCCGTAGATGCAAGCACCACTGCGCTTTCTGGCGGGGCTATCATCGTTAAAGACCTTGGGGTGACGGCTGCAAAGCTAGAAGCCGCTACTAACGGTCAGTTGATGATTGGCAATGGCACTGGCTTTACCAAGGCCGCGTTGACAGCCGGAACCAATATTGCTGTTACCAATGGCTCTGGGGCTGTTACGCTTGCACTCACAGGCACGGTAGCAGCGGCTAATGGCGGCACGGGAGCGGCTACGCTTACAGCTAACAACGTCCTGTTGGGTAATGGGACAAGCGCAGTTCAATTCGTTGCACCAGGAACCAGCGGCAATGTTCTTGCATCAAACGGAACAACATGGGCATCCACGGTGCTATCAGGAAGCAGTGTTGTCCGTGCTGCTCGCACTTCGGACACGATTCTGGCAGCAGCAAATAACGGCAATCTAATTGATATCACCAGCGGCACATTTAGCCAAACATTTACCGCAGCAGCAACGCTTGGAAGCGGCTGGTTCTGTTACATTCGTAATAGCGGAACAGGCGACATCACGCTTGACCCAAACTCAACTGAGTTGATTGACGGGCTTTCTACCTATGTGATGTACGGAGGAGAAACTCGGCTTGTCCAATGCACTGGCACGGCATTTACTTCGGTGGTTTTGTCTCCGTTTGCGCGAACTATTTCAACCACACTAAATCCATTTGTTGTTCCACCGGGATACACAGAACTTTGTGTTGAATGTATAGGCGGTGGAGGTGGTGGTGGATCAGGTGGGCGATCAACAACAAACCAAGGTATGGGTGGTACTGGTGGAGGTGGAGCAGCATTTGTTACAAAAAACATTAGTGGTATTGCTGCTGGGACCAGTGTTACGGCTACAGTAGGCGCGGGGGGTGCTGGTGGTGCAGCACAAACTGTAGACAGTACTGCTGGGAGTGTCGGTGTGGCTGGTGGAACGACTACATTTGGGTCATTTGTTTCGGCATTTGGGGGTGGCTACGGTGGTGCAGGAGCGATAGCATCTGGTACAGCGTTATCTGGGGGTGGTGGAGGTGGTTCAATAAGTGTAGGTGGTAATGCTACAACTACTATTATTCTTGGTGGACATCCACGCCCATACCCGGTTGGCGATACTGCTACCCCAAATTCAAACAACATAGGTGGTGGTGGTGGGGCGGTAGATTCTGCGCAAACCCCGGGATGCGCGGAATATGGTGGAGGTGCTGGTGGAGGAATAACATCTGGAGCTTCGCAAAAAGCTGGCGCTGGATCTATATTTGGAGCGGGCGGTGGAGGGTGCGGAGGTCGATCTACTATTACTACCGTAGCCACTGCTGGTGGTGGCGTAAAGCGATATACCGTTGCCGGTGGCGGAGCAACTACTACTGGTGCTGCCGGAACAAATGGCGCAGACGGTGCAAGTGGATATTGTGGTGCTGGTGGTGGTGGTGGAAATGGTTCTGCCGGTGCTGGTTTTGCGGGTGGAAATGGTGGGCTTTTAGGTGGGGGTGGTGGAGGTGGAGGGGGTGGTTTAAATGGCAATTTATCCGGTGCTGGTGGTACTGGTGGAAATGGCGGGATTAGAGTCTGGGGAATCGCATAATGAACGCACATCAATTAGACGCCAGTGGCGTCATCCTAAATACTATCGTCGTTGACTCGCTCAACGTATTTCCAAACTTGATCGACGCCGCTGTCGGTGGCTCGGCAGGTGATACATGGAACGGCACGGCCATTGTGGAGAAGCTGCGTGATGTGGAAGCAGAAAAAGTTTCTGTTCGGAATCAGCGTGATCTGCTGCTCGCCGCAACCGACTGGACGCAGTGCGCGGACAGCAGCGCAGCCGTTAAAGCCCAGTGGGCTCCCTATCGGAAGGCTTTGCGGGACGTTCCACAGCAAGCTGGATTCCCATTCTCAGTTGTTTGGCCCACCTAAAACCAACCACCATTTAAGATGCCCCAAGTCAACACAGAACAGATTTTAAGGGAAGCAGTGGCCGGCTATGGGACAACCAACAAGGCTGTCGAGCAAGGCGTTTTAGCGGAACGGTATACGGGGAGGGCACGCCAGCTAGGCACCGTTGAGTCTGCGCTGGGCAAGATTGACGAGCAAGAAATGCTCCGGCTGCATCCTGAGTTGCAGGAGGGATTTGATAATGAGATAGCGGCGGGTGGAGATCCCAACCTCTGGCTTGAAGCCGCCATCAGGAACTCATCTACCATTGACCCCGCATCAGTTCCCCGTTCTGGGGGTATTGTTGACGCGGTGGGGGTTCTTGCCGGAAAAACGGGGGCCATTGAGAGTGCCGCCAATAGGGCTGCGCGGACGGCTGGCGTAGCGGACATAGCGACCCTTTCCCCGCTGCTGTCAGCAGCCTACCGTGCGGGCAATACTGAGCTATTTGGAGCCTTGGGCAAGGCCGGGGGCATGGTGGACAGCGGAGACCCCTATGCGGCCTACCGTGCGTCTGTTCTAGGGCAGCAGGCGGTGGGGCCGGCGGCAACACAGGGCTATGGAGCTAGTTTGGCGGCTTCTCAGGGCTATGGAGCTACAAACGCTGCTTCGCAAGGCTATGGGGCCACAAACGCCACCTCGCAGGGCTATGCATCCAGAGATGCCACCTCTCAGGGTTATACGTCTACGGACGCCACTTCGCAGGGATATACGGCAGAACAGGCTGCAATGCGGGAATATGCCGCAAGCCAAGCGGCAAGTCAGGGGTATACGGCGGCAAACGCCCGTGCGGTTGAAGATGCCAACGCCCAGATGATCGGGCGGGGCTTGCTTGGACAGTCGCTTTACCAGCAGGGTCTTAACGCTGGTCCTAGTGGCGCGGCCCAAACCCTTCAGCAGCGGGCGCAACAGCTTGCCGCTTCTACGGGTCAACTTTCACAAGAGGAGCTTCGTTCTGTCCAGCAGGGAAGCCGTGAAGCCTTTGCCGCCCGTGGCCTTGAGATGTCCAATCCGGCTATTTCTGGGGAGATTGGGGCGCGGATTGCAGCGCAGCGGGCCAGGCAGGCGGAAGACCTACAAATGGCTGCTGGGCTTAATCAGGCTTACACACAAGACCTTACGGCCAATCGCGGCTTTGCTACGGGTCTTTACGGGCAGGATGTTTCCCTTCAGTCGCAGAATCAAAGTGCGGCACTTCAAGTGGCATTGGCCAAACAACAGGCTGGCATTACGCTGTCCCTTGCGGATCAACAAGCCATTAACTCGGCCAGCCAGTTCGGGTCTAATGCGGCAAACGAACAGGCTCGTTTTAATGCCCAATCGCTAAACGCAGCGGGCCAATTTAATGCTGCGGCGTTTAACAATCAGGCCGCTATTAATGCTCAAGCGGTTAACGCCGCTAGTCAATTTGGAGCAAGCGCCGCTAATCAGGCCTCCTCCCAAAACGCTCAATTACGCAGCGCAGCCAGTCAATTCGGAGCAAGCGCGGCCAATCAGGCCTCGCTTTACAACGCCGGGTCCGCGAATACCGCTGCCCAGTTTGGGGCCAGTGCAGCCAATCAAGCGTCCCTTCAAAATTCCCAATTGGGCAGCGCAGCTAGTCAGTTTGGTGCCGGCGCATACAATCAAGCCTCGCTTCAAAATGCTCAATTAGGTAGCGCGGCTAGCCAATTTGGAGCAACGGCTGCAAATCAAGCGTCGCAATACAATGCCGGGTCGATTAATCAGGCAAGTCAATTTGGAGCGAACGCAGCTAATGAGCAAGCGCGTTACAATCAGAGCCTTGCCGCACAACAGCAACAGCAGGGGATTGCCAACCTTGGCTTGCTAGGCCAATCCACGATGGGGCAGACGGAGGCCAATCGCAATTATCAGATGAACGTCGCCGGGGGCTATCAGAGCGCCGCCTACGACCCGTCTAGCCTTGTCCTTGGACAGCGCAGCAATGCGATGCAGAGCGCCAGCGGGGTGTATAACGCTGCTTTGGGGGTTAATCCTGATTTCTCCGGCCAGCTTGGTCTGAATACGGGTGTTGCGCAGGACGTTAACATGACGACGTATAACGCACAAATGGATGCCCAAAAGGCCGCAGCAAACAGAAAAGCTGCTCTTATTGGGTCTGGCATTGATGCTGTTGGTAAAACCGTTGGTGCTGCTGCAACGATAAAAGCCACTTTCCTGTGCGTTCCGCATGGACAGAAAATTGACACTCCTAATGGATCTATCTTGATTCAAGATGTTGAGCCGGGGGATTACGTTATTGGATTTAATGGCAATCCAACAACCGTTCTTCAAGTTCACCGTTACAAGGAAGATCCATCCGCCATTCGATTTGTTAACATCAACCTAGACAATGGAAAAACCATTAGCGTATGCGATAAACATCGCGTTTCCGGCATTCCTTCTGAAAACCTTGTGGTTGGCGATCAAGTGGGCGGGCGTAGCATCGTATCTACCAACGTTTATGGCGGGGTGGAAAGGAGTTATGATATTCTCACTGAGGATGCTGGCTATCGCATGGTTGGCGTTCCTGTTAACTCAATGATCGCAGAAGTTGCAATGCGTGTTGCGGAAGAAATTTCTATCCATGCCTTATAACCCATCAGTTCAAGACAGAAGCGGAGAGATTCTAGCCCAAGGCATCTCGCAAGGGTTTTCCTCGCTCACCCAAGGCGTAGAAAAGTATTACAAGAAGAAGGAAGAGAATGAATTCTTGAACACCGCCATTCAAGGTAAACTTGGGACTGCTTTGAATGAAATGCAGAAGTTTCAAGCCAATCCTGCGGCATATGGTGGTGTTGCTCCAATCAATCCAGAGATGTTGGAGAAATTCCAGAACATTGGTGGGGCCAGCACCGCCAAGCTCAAGGCATTGAATGCTGACTTTGACGTAATGCTCCAGCGGTCAGCAAATGGAATGAAAGAAGCGGGAGCGGAAAGTCAAAGACTTCAAAATGTTGCACAGACTAATCTGTTGGCAAACAGTCTTGC